TAGACAATACCACAACCGAGTACCATTTGTTAAACAATTGATGGACAATGTTATGCAACGTGCACAAGAGTCCGGTAAGATTAGAACTTTACTTGGAAGACTTTGCAGGTTTCATTTATGGGAACCCAATCAATTTGGTATTCATAAAGCATTACCACACGATGCAGCGCTCTTGGAACACGGACCAGGGATCAAGCGTGCATACACATACAAAGCACTCAATAAATTAATTCAAGGATCAGCAGCTGACATGACAAAGAAAGCAATGATAGAACTACATAAACAAGGTATTGTACCACATATACAAGTACATGATGAACTTGATATATCTGTTGAGAGTCCTGAGCATGCACAAAAGATAAAAGATATTATGGAAAATGCTGTTGACTTAGAAGTACCTAACAAGGTAGATTATGAATCTGGTCCTAATTGGGGCCAAATAAAATAGTAAAATATGGCTTATTTAAATGCTGACATTCCACCTATTTATTGTAAGATAAGAAAGGAGTATTTATATGACTTGGAAAAACATCAAGGAGAATCTGTTGACTGCTGCATCTTTAGTGTGGTCTCTATTACAGACAGGGCTCTCTTATTTAATATCATGCTACCGAATGGTGCATGCTTTTGGCGTCTACCTATCTCAGCGTTCTTTCAAGAAAAATTTGATAGAAGCGAAGTCGTGGATATGCCAATCGACCAATTACAAATATGGAATAGCTTTAGTTATTATCCTAGCGTTCATTGTTTTAGTTTTTTAAGAGGTAAACGAGGAAAATATTTTGGAAAGGATAAAATAAATTATCCTTTTGAGTATTTATTTACTATTGACTGGGCTCATCCAGATAGTAATATACTCGACACAGAGCATTCTGAAATTCCCGCAGAGCACAAATGTGCTCACATACTTGCCTTAGATAATGGCAATTATGCTGCGCAACCAAACAATCGTATCTTATGGGATGCGCCAAACTACACCACAGATAGAGAAGTACCGGACTACACAGTTCAAACTACTAGATGGAATGTAGAAAACAAGGATTGGTTGACTGAAGATAGTAAGAAAATGTTCTACAAAATTGAAGAAAAAAAATGAGGATAAATTATGGAGATAGCCAGGATGGATTACAGATTTACAGCTGTGTTGATTATATTGCTATGTTTATTAGCTATCTTTGGAGGTCCAAGTGGATATTAAACGTAAGCTCTCCTTATTTTTTCACAAGCTATCACTAGCGTGGTTATCTTGTATGATCTTTATGGTGCAAGGTAATTTACCTGCATTAACTTCATCTCACGCTATTATTGCAACACGAACCGGTGCGATCACGGGTTTCTTAGTTGTGCTTATGTCTTTTATACCCTGGAAGTTTCATTGCAAATTACCTATACTTATGTTTATAGGTTGTTTTACTGCAGATATATTATCTCATTCAACTCATTTTGGACAATATTGGTCAGAAGCAGCTTGCACTGCATTATTGGCTGCAGTGTTTTCTTATGTTATAACACTGTCACCAGCAGGTAAAAAATTAGAGGAGTATATAGGTGGCAAATAAACCATTACATATCGGAGAAGAAGTAGCCGTGCAGATGCCTATGAAGACGGTGGTTTCATTAATAATTATCGTAGCACTTGGCACCATGGGTTACTTTCAGATTGTAGAACGTCTTAATATTGCAGACACTAGACTTCAGTTAATGGAGAAAGATTTAACAGAAAACACAGACTTTAGAATCAAATGGCCACGTGGACAACTAGGTTCACTACCCGCAGATTCTGAGCAGTTCATGTTAATCGAAGATTTGTATAAACAAGTTGAAAAATTACAACAAAATATTGAAATGAATATGAGTAATAAATTAAAAATAGAATTTATGGAAGGTCAGATCAATAAATTATTAACTGACGTAGAAGAATTAAAAGATAAAAACAGAGAGATAGTATATAAAAATGGTAATAGCCAATGATTTTAGAAACTGTAGTAGCACTTCTTATGTTAGTAAATAATGAGATCAAGGAACACAGAATACAAGTAGAAGGTATGGCTCAATGTTTACGTGGTAAACGTAAAGCGGAAAGACAATATCAAGAAAATGTACAGTATCAATGTATAAAATCTAAAGCAGAACTTGAAAAAAATATTGATGGATCTTTATCAATTAAAAAACTAATATTAGAATAAAAGACTTTCATTATCAATATTTTTGTTTTATATCTCTAAATAGGAAAGTATGGTATGAACCAGGAGGTATTATGTTATGTTAAAAACTATGAAAAAAAAAGTAAAAAAGAAACAAGGCTATAATGCAAGAAAAGATGAATCAATGGGTATGAAAAGTGGTAAAGAATCATCTAAAAAAATGTCTATGGCTTCAAGAAGAAAAGTAGCTAAAGCTACACGTAAACCAAAAGGCACTTACGGTTTTAAAAAATAGTAAGTGATTAACAGAGAAGGATTTGGTAAACTTATGAAAAAAGGTTATCACAAAACTAAAAGTGGCCGAGTTGCTAAAAAAGGTTTGTATTATAATATGAACAAAAGAAAAAAAGCAGGCACAAGTAGACCTGGTAAAGGTACTGTTTCTGCTAAAGCTTTAAAAGCATCCGCTAAAACTGCAAAAAGTTAAATAATGGAAGTTGAATTAGATAAAAAAAAATTACAATTCACTAATGATGAAGGTGAAAAAGTTAATGTTGATGTAGATCAAGATCAAACTGAAAAAGATGAAGAAGTCTTTGAAAGTAATCATTATTCTAATTTAGCAGAAGAATTAGACGAAACGGAAGTTGGTCTTTTAGGTAAAGAATTAACTAGAGCTTATGAAGATGATAAAAGTTCTAGAAAAAACTGGGAAGACCAATATTCTAAAGGTTTAAGAATGTTAGGAGTAATTGTCGAAGATAGACAAGATCCATTCCCGGGAGCTTCTGGTGTTCATCACCCATTACTTGCTGAAGCAGCAACACAGTTTCAAGCAAGAGCTATTGCAGAAATGTTTCCACCAGGTGGCCCTGTTAAAACTCAAATTATTGGAAAAGTTACTGATAAAAAATTAGAACAAGCTCAAAGAGTTCAAGACTTTATGAACTTTCAAGTTACTCAAGAAATTCCTGATTACTTTAATGAACTAGATCAAATGTTATTTTATTTAGCTCTTGCAGGAAGTGCATTTAAAAAAGTTTATTTTGATAATACATTAGATAGGATTTGTTCTAAATTTGTACCAGCAGAAGATTTTGTAATTTCTATGGAAAATACAGATTTAGAAACTGCTGAAAGATATACACAAATAATGAAACTAACAAGAAATGATATTAGAAAATATCAAATATCAGGTGTCTACAGAGATATACCTTTAACTAAATCAGAAGCTGGCGGATCAGGAAGTAATAACGATGGAGATATGGTTGAACAAACTATACAAAGATTAGAAGGAATGTCTCCTAGTATGGCAGATAAAATTCATACTGTATTAGAAGTTCATACTAATTTAGATTTAGGTGAAGATAAAAATGAATTAGCTTTACCTTATATTGTTACAATAGATTATGAATCACAACAAGTTTTATCTATTAGAAGAAATTGGAAAGAAGAAGATACATTAAGAAGAAAAAGAACTTACTTTATACACTATAAATATCTTCCTGGCTTAGGCTTCTATGGCTTTGGCCTTATTCAAATGATCGGCGGACTACAACACGCAAGTACTGGTGCTCTTAGAGCACTACTTGATTCTGCTGCCTTTGCCAACCTCAATGGAGGCTTTAGAGCTAAAGGAGCAAGAATAGAAGGTGGAGACATTACGGTCTCTCCTGGTGAGTGGGTTGAAGTTGAAGCATATGGTGATGATCTTAGAAAAAGTTTTATCCCTCTTCCTTTTAAGGAACCTTCACCGACATTACTTCAATTACTTGGAGTGCTTACTGAGTCAGGGAGACGTTTTGCTTCTATTGCAGATGCAATGATTGGTGATTCAGCTGGATCAGGTCCTGTTGGAACAACTGTTGCTTTAATAGAACAAGGATCAAAAGTATTTTCTGCTATTCATAAAAGAATACACCAAGCTCAAGGTAGAGAATTTAAATTAATCTATGAATTAAATGGAGAATATTTAGATGATGAATATTCATTTGAAGTAATAGGTGGAAGTCAAAAAATTAGAAGAAAAGATTTTACAAAAGCTATTAGTGTAGTTCCTGTATCTGATCCTAATATATTCTCTCAAGCTCAAAGAATAGCTTTAGCTCAAACTGGTTTACAATTAGCACAAGCTTCTCCCGATATAATAGATGTTAAAGAAGCAACAAGAAGATTTTTACAAGCTCTTAATATACCTGATTATATGGATTTAATGATCGAAGATGAAGATACACCTAGACGTGATCCAGTATCAGAGAACATGGCTGTACTTAATACTAAACCTATTCAAGTATTTGAAGATCAAGATCATCAAGCTCATATGCAAGTTCACGCTCAATTTATGAATGATCCTAGATTTGGTGGAAATCCTGAAGCTAAAGAAAGATTATATCCAGCAATGTTAGCTCATATGGGTCAACACATGGCTTTCTTATATCAACAACAAATGCAAGCATCTGTTCCTGAAGGTAACCCTGTTTCTTCTGGAGATTTT